CATTCGCCGTACGCTCATCGAGCTGAACAAAAACCCCGACAAACCGCAATTCCTGCAATATCCGAAGGAATTCGTTGTCTTCGAAATCGCCGCCTACGATCAAGAAAACGGCGTCATTGAGCCAACTACGCCACCTTCTAGGTGCGAATCTGTCGCTTCCCTATTGGAAATCGACGACCGGGCACAGTCCGCTACTTGATGTAACTGTGCCCACTGACACCTTTTGCAAAAAAGTGTCTAAACACCTAAACTAAGGGCGGGCAATCCGCCCTTTTCAATTTCTGGAGAAAAAAATGCGTCGTCACTCTGTAAACAAACATTCTTCCGCGCGCAAATTCCGTCGCGATACCATGCGCACAAAACAAGCGAACATGGCTGGCCCTTCTATGCGCGGTGGCTGGCGTCTCTAATGTGCCCTGCTTCCACCCTCAACGTGCGTGGCGCACGCCTTCTTCTGGTGATGTCAAATTCGTCGGACCTGGTGGACTATCGAACCTCACGCTGCCTTGTGGTCAATGCCATGGCTGTCGTCTCGAACGCTCCAGGCAATGGGCCGTCCGCGTCATGCATGAGGCCCAACTTCACCCGTACAACTGCTTTCTCACACTAACCTATTCCGAGGAAAATTTACCGATAAATAATTCTCTGCAACTCCGCGATTTACAACTGTTCTTTAAACGATTAAGGAAACACCATGACATCCGCTATTACGCGTGTGGTGAATACGGTTCTCAAACTGGCCGTCCTCACTATCACGTTTGTCTCTTTGGCTATCATTTTCCTGATCGGCGCAATTTTGGCGGATCCGGTTATTACAGATCACCCGAACTTGAAAGCTACTGGCGTCACGGACATTGTTCCGTTGGCGACCTTACGTTTGAATCAGCCGCCTACGCTGCTAGATACGTCTGTGAAAAAATAACTGGCGATGCGGCGAAAAAACACTATGAAAGGACGGACCCTGAAACCGGAGAAACATACCAAATTTCACCCGAATTCAATCAAATGTCTCGGATGCCCGGCATCGGCGCAAAATTCTTCGATGAATTCTCTGCATCTATGTATCCGCATGACAGGATTATCGTGCGAGGGAAATCGGCAAAACCTCCACGGTACTACGACAAGCAATTTCAAAAACTCGACGAGGACAACTACGAACTAGTAAAAATACAACGTGAACTTGACGCCCAGCTGAAATATCTTGACAACACCCCGGCCCGTCTGCTGGTAAAAGAAAAAACCACTATGGCGCGCTACATTAAAAAGTCTCAAATATGAAAAACCGTTCTGTATCAGTACACCAATTCGCGATGACGCCCTCCCCGGACGTTCCGCGATCTTCATTCAACATCCAAACGGCTCACAAAACGACATTTGATGCCGGGTACCTCGTCCCTTTTTATTGCGACGAAATTCTTCCCGGCGACTCATTCAACGTCAAATGCACCATGCTTGCGCGGCTTGCTACGCCGCTATATCCCACCATGGATAACTTGCACATGGAAACGTTCTTCTTCTTTGTGCCTAACCGCCTTGTGTGGGACAACTGGCAAAAATTTATGGGGGAACAACGTAATCCCGGTGACTCCATCAGTTACCTCATTCCGCAAATGGTTTCCCCTGTCGGTGGTTACGCTATCGGTTCATTACAGGACTATTTCGGGCTTCCAACTGTTGGCCAAGTTGGTGCCGGAAATACCGTCTCTCACAGTGCATTGCCAACTCGTGCTTACAACCTCATCTACAACGAATGGTTTCGTGACGAAAACTTGCAAAACTCCATTGTTGTAGATTACGACGACGGTCCTGATGCCCCCGCTGATTACGTGCTCAAGCGGCGCGGAAAACGCCACGATTACTTCACATCTTGTCTACCTTGGCCGCAGAAAGGCGCTGCTGTAACGCTTCCGCTTGGGACTTCCGCCCCTGTTAAATCTATTGGCAGTTCCGGTGCTTATTCGAACAACGTTTCCAATGCTGGCATTTCTGCAAACCAGTTATATCTTGCTACTGGTAACGCTGCTAACGCTGGTCTCTACGCCGATCTTTCTACTGCTACTGCTGCCACTATCAACTCCATCCGCTTGGCCTTCCAAGTTCAACGACTGTTGGAACGCGATGCACGCGGTGGCACTCGTTACACTGAAATCATTCACAGTCATTTCAAGGTTATTTCTCCTGACGCACGACTGCAACGTCCCGAATATCTTGGTGGCGGACATTCACCTGTCAACGTTTCCCCTGTTGTTCAACAATCTGGTACTGGTATTACTGGCGGTTCCACACCACTTGGCCAACTTGGCGGCATCGGTACATTCACGGCGTCTGGTCACGGTTTCCGGCAATCTTTCACTGAACATGGCCACGTTATCGGACTTATTAACATTCGCGCCGATCTCTCGTATCAACAAGGAATGAGAAAAATGTGGTCACGCTCTACGCGCTATGACTTCTATTTCCCCGCTTTTGCGATGCTCGGCGAACAAGCCGTTCTCAACAAAGAAATCTACTGTGACGGTTCTGCCTCTGACAATAATGTCTTTGGCTATCAGGAACGTTGGGGCGAACTCCGTTACAACCCGTCACTCATTACTGGTCTTTTCCGGTCTACTGCTGCTGGCACTCTCGACGGTTGGCATTACGCCCAACGTTTCGCTTCACTGCCTACGCTGAACGCCACTTTCATTACCGACACTCCTCCTCTCGATCGGACTCTTGCTGTCGGCGCTGCTGCTAACGGTAAACAGTTCATCTTCGATAGCTTTATCAACATACGCGCTGCTCGACCTCTGCCTATGTACTCTGTGCCTGGCTTGATCGACCACTTCTAATGTTCGATTTACTCGCCCCTGTCCTCTCGTTTCTTGGTGGTGAACGCGCCAATTCGGCGAATCGCGCTGAAAACGCCACCAATCGAGAATTCCAAGCTGATCAATCCGCTACCGCGTATCAACGCGCCACTAAAGACATGATGGCCGCTGGCCTCAATCCAATGCTCGCTTACTCACAAGGCGGGGCATCTACTCCCTCTGGTTCAACTGCCACACAGCAAGACACTATTACCCCTGCAATGCAAACGGCGTTTCAAGGTTCACGCGTTAAAGCTGAAGTGGAAAATATGAAAGCCACAAATGAAAACATTTATGAGCAAAACAAGGAAATTCAATCCAAGGTTGCCGTCAACAATCAGACTGCTGAAAACATTCGCCAAGACACTATCCTTAAGCAAACGCAAATTCCTAAGCTCCTCGCTGATACGGAACAATCGTTTGCCTCCGCTGGGGCTATCAATGCTTCTATTCCCAAAATCAATGCGGAGATCAACAAGATTACTGAGGAAATTAAAAACATTCCGAAGGTCGGTTCTCAAATTGAGGCGACAATCAAAAACCTTATGGAGCAAAACAAGCTCATATCCGCTGACGTTCTATACCGTCGCATACAAGGTGCTTTAGCCCATTCACAGACCCAGCTCACTAAAGGTCAATCTATGCAACTTCGTTCGTTGTTGCCACAACTTATGGACCTTAACGCCGCGGAAATTTCGTTAAAAAAATCGAAAATACCCGGTGCAAAAAACGTCGAATCCTTCGACGAATCCGACGTTGGCAAAGCTATGCCATATGTCGAAGCTCTCGGAACCGCTGGTTCCTCCGCTTCTTCAATTCTCCGTGCTGTTCCCAAGAAAGGACTTAAATAATGATCGACCAAGACACTGGCGAAATCACTACGCCATTTCTCCGCACCGCTTTCAACTACGACTCCGACGCTGTATCTCGCGATACATCTCTCGTTTGTCTCGATCCTACGAAAACGGACCAATCACAGAAAGCTGCTGCTGACATCAACGAAATCGTTCGTCAATTCGCTGTTACTGGCAATCTTCCACAAATGCCGTTGCCCGAACATTACGGCGACTTCACAAACCTCCAGGGCGACTACCGGACAATGCTCGAAGCTGTTCGCAATGCTGAGTCTGAATTTATGGACCTTCCGGCTGAACTCCGCGCCCGATTCCAGAATGACCCAGCTCAACTTATCGACTTCGTTTATAACGAGTCCAACCGTGCCGAGGCTCAAACCCTCGGCCTTATCCCTCCCGATTTAGCTACTGCGCCTACATCGGAAAAACCTGTCTCCCAAGACCCTACAACATCCTAATATTTCACTCTCGCGGGAAAAAGCGGCTCTCATGCCGCTTTTTTTACGCGTACTTCTCCGCTCTCATCCATCATTAATGAGCGGTAGTAGGGTTCATCCCTACAAAAACTTCACTACGTGGTACTACCTCCCCCCTCTACTTCCTCACTCCACGTCCTAAAAAACAAAAAAAACCTTTCGAAAAACAAAATCGCAAAAAAAATGCAAAAAAACGCGTGCGCGAGTAACGCGCGTGCGATATACTGCATCTGTGCGATGTTGCACAAAACGAAAGGAAAAAATGGCTTCTTCCAAACTAGAAACTCTCATAGAAGATACGCGTGCCGTATCCTTCTCACACGTCGAACGCTTGTATCTACAGCGTGCAATCGACGTTCTAGCCAAACAACTGGAAAGTTCAGCGAAAAAAGAAATGTCTCCCGACGTTCAACAATTTCGCGAAAAAGAACTTGACCAACTCCGCGACATGCGCAAACGCTTAGGAGCCTAAACATGCCTGACAAACTCTATTCTTTCTACGACGAAGGCGCTAAATTCTTCGGCCCTCCAATCATGGCCGCTAACCTCAACGTCATTCGCCGTACGCTCATCGAGCTGAACAAAAACCCCGACAAACCGCAATTCCTGCAATATCCGAAGGAATTCGTTGTCTTCGAAATCGCCGCCTACGATCAAGAAAACGGCGTCATTGAG